GTCGAAGTTAAAGATTTTATCCTCACCTTAATATCTTTGTTAGGAAATCTAACTTGGAATATCTGATTAGACTTCATATAGATGATTTTATCCTGATCTAATATCTGTCTAGTTTCTTCATCACTATAAGACTGAGCGGTTTCATTTGTTGAATATTCACCACCAATTTTATTGAACACACGAATATCTACAACATTTACCACACCCGGAATATTACCTATTTCTCGGTACATATCACCAATAAATAATGGATCTCCCATTTTTCTTTTGTCAATCGACATTAAATTGATAACTGTTTCAATTGTGGTTTTAATAATTTCCGTATCATTCTCATTTCTATTGGAAACTAAATCGATTTCAAACCCTAAATCGATAACTTCACCACTTGCAATATCCAAATAGTCGTTTATCATACGATATTCTGACAAATAATCAACGATATTGTTTTTTAGGATGTTCGACACCACCGTAGTTAAATTACCGTTCTCATCGTAAGATAACATCTTTACTTTAATTTTGTTATCTTCTTCCATAACGTTTACTTTGGCAGGTGCTCCAAATTGTGACGGCATATTTTCAATAAGGGATTTATAGTCAGTCAATGTAACCGCCCTATTTTGTGCTGCAAAATTGTATCCAATCATTGCTCGGATGTCGTCTATTGATGGTTGGTCAGCGCCACCGATAGCCGGCGTTACGTTTGTTACCCTAATTGAATTTACTACTTGTGAATTAACATTAGGGACGGGACCCATTATGTTTAACTCAATATTATCAACACTATTGATGACATTTATCCCTAAATTCGAAGCTTTTCCACCACCAATTCTATATTTTATGAACAAAGTTGTGTTTGCTTTAGGTATCGCACCTAAAGACATATTGTTTAAGTACGATGCTAAGTTAACTTTTAATTTATCGGTAATATAATTGTCCACATTTTCCATTGGGTCAACTGTTCCCGAGCCAAAAGTGATTAAAAAGTAGTTTTCGGGGGTATATTCAGTAATAAACTTATTATTAACTGATAAGTAAGTCCCCGGTTTGAAATTTTCTTTATCTGAAATTTTAGTTGGGTCTGGAATGAATACTTTATCTTGAATTAATGACTTAACTTCATACCATTTATTAGCAGTTGATGAAAATTCAGACGAAGTTGGGTTAGCCCCGAATGAAGTACCGTCTTTATGTATGATAGATGTTACACCTAACACATTTTGTTCGGGTAAATATATCTTTAAAAAAGGTTTTTGGTCAAGTTCATTAACTGACCTTCTGTATATTCTTGTAACACCATTAACAACCGCTTCTCTTTTAGTAATTGTGTATGAAATTAACCTATTATTGATGTCAAAATTAGGAATTTTCAACCTATTTGGTTCACCTTTACTGTTAAATGGGTTTGAAAAGTCAATATCTTCCATTGTTTCGAAAGTTTGACCACCTCCAGACACTTGTGCTCCAGCTTTTAATATTCCTTCATATCGCATATCGTCTTTATCACCCCTAACAGGTACATTTATTGAAAAATCACACAATGCAACTGATGGTCTTAACCCCGGAATTCGTAATCCGTAAGTTTTGGCGATATGAAATAGTGATTGTCTTTGTTGTGCAAAGTCCAACATAGTTTCTTGCCAAACTCTATCGATATGAAAATGTAAGTTATCTGAAACCGCAGCATTTAGGTCTAATAATACCGAAAATATTGACGCATCGTTGGTATTTTTAACCAAGTCAGGATAATATTCTTTTGTCATGTTGACAAGCTCTTGTCTTAATCCCGCAAAATCCCTCGTTGCGTATGAAATCTTTTTTGCCATATTAAATGTTTATTATTATAAAATCCGAAGACGAAAATGCTCCGTTATTAACAGTATAGTCAATTTTTACTTTAGCGGTATATGGTTTTGTTGAGGCATCTGACACCCTGAACAATCTTTCATCTTCGTCTTGGGAAAAACTTTGTGATTCATCGGGGTCATCTTCAGCTGACATAACTTCGATACTGTTTATGTCAAGGTTTGGAATATATTTTCTAACACTTTCCCTAATTTCTTCCTCAATTAAACTAAAACTAACAGAATCATTCTGTTCAAAGATGTATTCATACAACCTTGTACCAAAATCAGGTAAATAATATCTACTACCTTTTCTTGTTAAAAGTAAATGTATCAAATTTGCTCTAACTTCTCTTTCGGGTGTTTGTGTCATATTTAAAAAATCACCCTTTAAACTGTCCCTAAATGGGAAATCTATACCATATGTCGCCATAACTATAAATATAATGAATAATAAAATTGTAATAAAGAAAATCCGGACAATAATCTATACATGATGTCTAGATTAATGTCCGGATTCGATAAAAATATAAGGTTGTAACCTTATATCGCGACATTATTAGGTTATAACCTTATTTCACTTCACAATTATTTCCTGCACAAGCTAATTCACCTCTTAAATCTGTGTTGTCATTCATTTCAACAACTTTTGTCAAATCAAGTGAATGTAAATGATTGAACATTTCTTCATAAACTTCTTTTGTACAGTCTTCAAACGGTGGTTGTTTATATGATCCTGAATCATATGGTAATACGGCCAAACCATTATAGAAATCACGATTTTCCCACATCCATTCACCTACTGATGCCCATTCTTCAGGTTTTAAACTAACTGTAGCTGAAACATTATGTGTATTTGAACCACTTCTATGACCGGGTTTAATCCAATTTTGAGAAATGTATTTTATACGTTCCAAAAGATCGGTTGCGGTTTCAGTTCTTAAAATAGAACCTTCAGGTGCTCTTTGTGGTACTGAAATAATTGCCGTATCATGAGGTCTGAAGAAATCGTCTTCTAAAAGTTCAGGATGATAAATTGAAAGATAAGTGTAAATTGCTTCGTTCTTTCCTACCCTTACCCTACGAATATAATAATCGTTGTGCCAAGCATGAATACCACTAGCTGTACCTAAAACTAATGAAGCTGTACCGCTAGGTTTAACAGTTGTTGCTCTAGCCGATTTATTGATACCAATTAATTCAGCAACACGAGCATTTTCTTCTTTTACAATCTTAGCAGCTTGTTTAGTGTCATATTTCAAAACTTTACCTGAACCGATACCTGTTAATGATACCCCAATTAAAGCTTCTTTTTCAGTTGTTCTTTTCCATACATCACGTAAATAATGAAAATCAGTATAACCGGCTTGTAACGTTCCAACAAAAGCGGCTCCTCTAACTCTTTCATTTAAATCTTCCTGTGATTCAATATCTGATGCATTTACTTCACATAAATTACAAAATTGATTTGGTCTTAATGCAATCTCACAACATGGATTAGTACCATAATCTTTATCATTTGTTAAATAAATTCCTGGTTCACCCGCACCTGATGCTTCAACCCTATGCCATAAATCCATAAAGAACTCTTTAGTTACCCTATGTCTTAATAATACAGCCGAATTATTAGCTCTACCCCTTTGTGGGTTTGTTTCCCACCATTGACCACTTTTACAAGCTATCATTTCATGATCATCAGCACTAAATAATGCGATTAATGCTGCTCTACGAATACCTCCAGCTAATACTGCATCCGCAATGAAACAGATAATATCATGAACTTCAATTGGTTCAAGTTTTTCACCATCTTCTTTTGTTTCCAAAAGTTTAACTATATGGTGAATACAATCTTTTAATGGTTGTGGGCCAGGTGCTTTACCACCTGATGTTACTAATAGAGCTCCTTTTGGTCGAATATCTGAAAAATCAAAAATTGGTGTTGAAGCCGAATATCCAAAATATGACTTCATTAATACTTTAATTGCATCAGCCCATCCTTCGATATTATCACTTACAAGATATCGTCTAGTTCTTTGTGTACTAGGTTTTCTAATTTCAGGTAATTTTTCTACGTGATGTTTTTGTACTGAATAACCAACACCTGTGCCACCCAAAAGAAGAAACATTGTTTCGCCAAAAGCGTCAATATGGTCGATAGGTTGATAAGCACAGTTGTAAATTCTGTTTGGACTAATTTCAATTGGTTTACCACCAAATTGCATAGATCTCATTGAAGGCAGAATTTTCTTATCATAGACCATTTTATAAACTTCCCTGATTTCATCCTCTATGTGTGGGTACTTCTTAATATGCATCTTCATGTTTCGGGTTACGATTTCGTCCCAAGTTTCTCTCCTATTCAGTTCCGGAATATACTTTGCATATTTCATATATACCGTTAAATCTGAAAGTATTTTTTGTGATACGTCCATATATAATATAATTTTTATTTACTTAAATAATACGAAAATTAAAAAAAATATAACTAGTTAATAGATATTTTTTATCACCCATTTTCATTTAAAGGAATTCCGACAGCAGGGTCAACATTGGCGGGGTTTCCGTTCATACGTTGTCTTCTTTCGTATGCCTCACGTTGACGAGTAACTTTTTCATTAGCCTTGTCTTCTTTAATACCAAGTAATGTATTTTGTGTGTCGGTATCAATAATAATGAACTCATTATTAAAGGTACAGTTAGAAAATACAACACCATCTTTACCAATACGTGATTTTAAGAGTGTTAATGTTGCCAAATTATGTTCTTTTTGTTCCAATGTTTTACCAACTGATACAATTACGTGACCAATTTGTGCTTTCTTAATAGAACCACCCATTTGATCGGTTGTAACAACTTCAGAAGCAATTGAGTCACGGTTACCTTGTGTGGCAACCCAAATAGCTATACCAAATTCATCGGTCATTGCTTCAATTGTTCTCATAATGGAAGCTTCACCTTTCCATTCTTCACCGTATCCACCTCTTTCGGCTAAAATACAATCTACGTAGTCAATAACTAATAAATCGATTTTAAACCCTTCAGATATCATCTTTCTAACCCTTGATTTGATGTCTGATACTGTTACGCTACTACTAGGTAATTTTAAAAGTCTAAGTTCACCTTTAGTATTGGATTCGGCTTCATGAATTCTTTCCTTAACGATATCCTTATGATCAGGTTGTTCGTCAGGGGCTATACCTGACCAAATAGTGTAATGTTTTCTTTTAATAACGTCTTTGTTATCTTCGAAAAATAATTGTAATACGTTTTTTCCAACATTGTATGCGGTGTTTGAAACTTTAGTTAAAAAAGTTGTCTTACCAACACCTGTTGGAGCTAACAATACGGCCAATTCACCAATACCCAAACCACCTTTTAAAAGATTATCCAAACCTACAATACCTGTTGGTATCGGTTCTCTAAAATCTTTTTCTAATGCTGAATCTATATCATGAAAAACGTCCGTAGCTTCTTCACCCATAACCCCAACTTGGAGTGCTTTTTGAATGATTCCCTCAATTTTTCCGTATTCTTCAAACTCGCCATTATCGATAATATTTTGTACTATCTTTAATTCCTTTTTTAGATTTTGTTGTTTACAGAAATTCAAAGCCCTGTCCTTTACGGTATCAGGGTTTTGTTCGTTATTTTTTATGTTTTCCAAAGTATCGATGTGAATTCTACCCGAATTCGCTTCTTTACCTTCAGACATAATTTTTTGTGATATGTCAAGATAATCCGGAATACGATTGTAGTCCGCATGTATTTCTTTAATATTCTCCATTATATACCTAAAGGAGTTATTATCAAAATACTTACTGTCAATTACATCTACAATCGTGTCCCCGAATTTTTTATCTTCGATTATCGCTTTAATTAATGTCTCTTGGAACGTAGTACCTAAATGCCCAAAATTTATTTCCTTCATACTATTTTGTTAAATCATATTGTAAATATGACGTTTGCAGCTCTGTAAG